GTCTTGCTGTTTTTAATTGATAACCGGAGCTTACTTGAGAACCAATTCTCTCGTATGCTTCTTCTATTATCTCATCAACAGCAAAGGTTTTATCAAAAATAACTGCGCCTGACGTTGTGTTGGCCATAGTTTATTCCTAATATAATTTTATAAATTCAGCTACTACTGTGTACATGTTTCCAGAGTCTGCTGCACCGGGAACTACAAAGTTAACATCGCTTTCGTTAGTGTTGTTTGATTTATCAGTTTTTAATCCACCAAACTCTCTAAAATCCCAATAAGCTGCGCCAGTTAAACCAATGATAGGTATATCGCCATCATCATCTTCTTCGTCTAAACGAGCAAAAGAATCTCCACCATTTCCAGTATCACTAGAGAACCATACTCTTTGTAACACTAAGTGTAGACAAGTTTGTCCATTTGCGTTTGCTGCTAATGCTGAAACATCTCCAAATATAGTTGTTCCACCTGTTCCGTCTGATTGATTTACTATTTTTATAACCACTCTAACATCATTTTCTTGCATGATAGTTGGTCCTGTTACTACGTCTGCCATAATCCCTCCTTAATCAAGATTACTAAGTGGGGCCAAAGCCCCACTCTAGTTAATTATTATTATTACGCTGCGAATACAAAAGTTCCAGTTGTTCCAGCACCTATAGATCTTAGTCTAGCTGACACATGCCATTTACCTGTTGTTACACATGTAAATATTATTTGTGAACCAATACTCATTAAATTAGTTGCCGCATTGGCTGGAGTATAAGTTAATCTTGTTTCGTTAGCTGTTGAAGTATCAAAGATTACTGCACTACTTGCTCTAGATTCAAATACAGAACCTGTTTCAATAACATCACTTCCTCCGCAATCAAAAATTAAAGTAGCTGTTCCACCAGTTGTATCAACTGATTGAGAATGTATCACTATAACTCCTGAAGTTGCCGCTGGTAAAGTTGTTACCTGAGCATTTGCTCCTGTGTAAGGGTTAACGTTAATACCTGCAACATATGTATTTGTACTTGCTGTAGCTTTTGCAGTTACTGTTTGACCCGTTACAGTTGGCGCAATGTTACTACCATAAACTTCACCTATAAGTGTAGATGTACCACCAACTGAAACGTTAGTTGAATAAGTAGAGTTAGTAGTTACTGCACCTGTTGTTGAGCTTTTTGTTATATCAGAGAATCCGTTTTCTGAACGAACGATCCCTGTAAATGTTGTCGCTGCCATGTTTATATTCCTCCTAGAATATTTAAATGTAGTCCCTAGGGTGTCGACTATACGCGTCTACATTCAAAGTTTTTTTTATATATAGTGTGTAAATTATATTCTATTTTTAAATAGAGTGCAAGAGACCCCGTAATAAAAGTGCGATTTCAGCGATGTAGCTTTTGTCTAAGTAGCTACAGAAACTTGTGGAGCAACGCCTTCAACGTTATTTTGCCTGTGAGCGATTTCAGCTTCTTCAAGCTTAATCTCAGTAATGATTTGCCTGATTTTATCATCGAGCCTAACCATATCAAGAGTATATCTATCTTCATTAATATGCTCCTGTTCCCACTTCAACTCCAAGGACCTTTTTGCTTTGTATAGGTCTTGTATCATCAACAACCTCCTCAAAAGTTATTCGATTTAATCCCGTATCATAACTATTCCCGAGATATTCCCAGTTTATACTTTTTTCTCCCAATTTGTCAAGTATTGATTGTTCAAGAGAAACAGCATTATCTTCGGCTAAAACATTAACTTTAGCGTAGTGATCGTATGCCCATATTTTTACTGTGAATTTTTTCATGGTTTTTTCTTTCTAAATATCAAATGTGGCGGAACTATGTCCGCCACATTAGTTTAATGATTATGCTCCTGGCGAACCAAAGATACCTCTAGGGTCTGAGAATCCAAAAGAATATCTCTCTCTAGCTTTGTATCTAACGTTACCAGTCTCGAAGTCACCTTCCATAGCTGTTTTCATAGGTGCTCTAACAAAGTGTTTTAAACCGTTAGGCACGTCTGTTTTAATGAAAAACGCATTAGTATCTGTTAAGTAGTGATTCACAGCGTAACCCTGTGGAATCATACCCATAGATACAAGTGCATTCGTATCATTATCAGCTGTTCCAGTTCTTAGAGAAGATTTCATCAATCTCTCCGCAGTAAATTGAAGCGCAGAAGGAATAATCATTTTCATTCCTTTAGCCGCAATTTTTAGACCTCTTTCGTCAGTCATTGCAGCAATGTCAATTAAAGACTGCTCCAATGATGTTTCGTTAAGATCAGCTGCAGTTGTCAGTTCATTCTTAAACGTTCCAGCAACAATTGGGTGAACTGCAGAACAAAGTTCTACGCCGTCACCACCAGTAAAGCTAGAGCTAAACGCATTGTTTAATACGTTCGCTGCTTTTACTTGTTTAGAGTTTGCCATCGATCTCGCTAAAGCTTTTGTATATCTAGACGCAAGTCTGTCATACAAGTTATCTTCAATCGCTTCCTCAGTGATTGAAAACGCTAAAGCAAGCGTTTCGTGAGTGTACCTAGCTGTAAAAGTTTCCTGTGCTGCATCGTAGTTTACGCCGTTTCCTTCAGGTTTAACTGAAGCGTTTGCGAAACCAGATAACATCACTTCTTCTTCAAAAGCTCTGTCGCTGTTTTCCGTGTCAAAAATTTCCGCATGTTCGTTTGCGTAGTTTTTGTATTCCAGGCCGAATAGTGCATTCAAACCTGGCTCTAGTTCTTTAACTAGTTGTGCTCGTGATATAGCCATATTTTATTCTCCTATTCTATGCTTATACGCCTGTTGTTAATTTCATGATATGTTCGCCAGTGTTAAACGCAAAGTATGCGTTTGCATTAGCTGAACTTGTATCACTATTGTCGGGGTCTCTAGAAATGCCGATTTGTTTAAATCCACCAGCTGTTCCAGAAGTCGACGTGTCAATCTCTTGAGTTGATTGTCCAGAAATAGAGCTTCCGCCTACTCCTACAAAATCAAAACATGAGTTATTCATTGCCGCTGTTCCAGTACCATCATGTTGTGCTTCATAAATGATATTAGGGTCCAAATAAATGGAAGCGACTATGTCAGCTGCTGCTACTTGCGTATAAGCTGCTTTGAACGTCGGTTTACTTGTTGTTGGGTCAGTATAAAACACACCACCAAAAACACCTGCTTGTTGAGTGTCTCCAGCTGCTGCTGCTTCTATACCACCACCTGCTACTGCTTCAACCACTTGTCCTGTGAAAATGGAAGCTGAAGCATTGTTAGCGATAGCGTATTCTTCAAATTTGAAGTCGCTACCTGTTAAGTTTCTTACGGGTTTAAATCCGAAAGCTGCATCTTTATTTGCCATAGTTATTTTCTCCTTATGTACCTGCCTCGAAAGGCCTCCAGTACGATTTATTTAATTCGTTGGCAAAAATTACTAAAAAATTAATTAGTCTTTTTTTGTACCACCGAAGGTTACACGTGATTGTCTATCATCATTGATAGGCATTCCTGGATGCTGTTCCTTCATAAGATCGTTATTGATCGCATCGTCTTTTTCTTTTGTAAGGTTATCAAAATATTCCTTACGCGATTTAACTAACTCTAAAGATATCCTAGCCAGCAGTAGGCCGCCAACTCCGATCACTCCCTTGTATTTTCCATCGTTAATAGCTGGATAATCTGTTTCAGCATATTCATCAGCTCTCACTAATTCATAACCTGATCTTAACATAGCCGACATGTTTTTTGTATCGTCAAAACCCATAGTTTCAGCTCTTATCCATCTATGATGGTACCCGTCTGGTGCAGGGGGTGCGTCTAAAGATGATGGTGGAGTCCAAACTTGTTTTTTAGTTTCCTTAACTCTAGTTTGACTCGCACGGGAAGTTTTTATTGTATCTGTACTCATATGCTTATGCCTCCTTCGTGATTTTTAATTGTTTCGCATACTCTTCTAATGGCACACCTAATTTTTTAGCAATTGCTACCTGTGATGATGTGAGTCTCACAGTTTGGCGACCAGGTTTGACACTTCGCGTTGCTGACGCTACTGTTTGTGTCGGTTTGGTCGTTCCTTCCGATACCACTTGTTTATCAAACTTATGAGGAAAGTCAAGACGCATTCGTCTATCTATTTCTTTATAATAATCGTCTGAATGTGGATCAAAACCTTCGTTCTTGGTTAGCTTATCATGTAAGTCAAATGCAGTATAAGTCATTGCATTATCTTTACCAAACCAATCGTTATTATCTGCCCATTCCTCTGCTTTTGGATCTGCAGGGGGTGCTTGAACAGCTTGATTTAATGTTCTTGGTGCAACCGGCGTTTGTGCTGCTTGTTGATATCTATTTTTTAAAGTATTAACTTTAGATTCTTCAATACCAATTCTACCAATTTCTTTTTGAGCATTAACTTCAGCATCAATATCTCCAGCTTCTCTTGCTCTTAATAGTTGTGCTTTAGCTGACTCAAGTCCGTTTTTTAACTTACCCTCCATGGCATTTACATAACCAGGTTCAAGTCTAGAAACTTTTGTTTTTAAATGTTCTAATTCAACTTGACCTCCTTTTGCAAACTCTAAAGCAGCTTCTTTTTGTCTCTCTGCTTCTCTCCATTTCTTAGTAAGTTTAGAAATTCTTTTTTTAACTCCTTCACTGTACTCTTCAAGTTCGTCTTTTGGTTCTTCAGTTTTAGTTTCAATTTTTGATTCTTCAACTTTAGGTTCTTCAGTAACAATTTCCTCAACAACAATTTCTTCTGCTGGTGTTTCTGTTACTTTTTCTTGATCCAATATAACATCAGCACCGGGTCCCGATGTATCAATGTCAACTAGATTTTGTTTTTGTTCTTCTGGCATAGTTTACTCCTTCTATGTTATATGTTATGCAATACAGATTCAGGATCTTTTATAGTTCCTAAAACCTCATCGTCGTTTAAAAGACGGACCTCTCCGCCACTTATAGGTAATCTTGATCCAGCGTATCTTGCAAAAACAACCCATTCACCTTTTTTACACCAAGGCCCTGTAGGAAATTTTTCTTTGTCATAATATGCTAAGGGTCCAACTTTTAAAACATAACCACAATTTGTAGCTATTCTTAATTTTTCTAAAGACTCTTGAGCCATAATTATTCCACCTTTAGTTTTTTCTTTCG